AGTTTTAAAGAATCCGGTCGCAAAGGCTCGAACTTATCGTTCCAGAAGAGAGACCCCTCCTTAGGAAATTTAGTAGGAGCGCGTTGAGCACCTTTGCTCTCCGCGATACGCCTGAGTTTGAAAACAGGAAGCTCAGACAGGGTCTCGCCGTTTAACCCAAGTAGCTCAGACCTCATATAACCAGCAAGTTTCTGCTGGAATCTGGTGAAGTTCACCAGAGGTCGGACCTCAACTGGCGGAAGAAGTCCACAGCCGCCCAGTTCGACTGGAGCCGCAAGATTCAATCGACCATTTTCCGTCCAGCGATTGATGGAAGACCTCCAGTAATGGAGGATCCTCTTCCAAGTATGGACGGGAGAATGACAATTGTCGAGAATCCACTGCAATTTGGGAATAAGTGGTCTAGCCAAAGTCTCCTGACGAAGAGGCGGGACACAAGGTCCCTGGGATTCTTGAAGAAGCAAGCCGGCATTAAGAAATCCGACTTTCTTGAAGGTAGATCCTCCAAGATGAATCCAAGCCTCAGAATTGACAGTGAGATAATGGGGGGATAAGTAGTTCTTACCGGGTGAAAGGGTAAAACCCATCAGGGTCACCCACTTCTTCCAAATCTCGTAGAATTCTTCATTACTACGGAAGAGGATATCATCACCATTGATTAGAACAGGAAGATCTTTCTTTTTAAACTTCCTCCCCGTGTACTCCTCAAGAGCACACCAATACGCCACAAGATTAACGGCACAAAGAACGGGGAACGACATAGGACTTCCCATAAGTTGCCCATTTTGCATGGTAAAGGGCGATAGGTCGGCAACGAGATCATCGGAGGTTGGAGTCCCTTCCGGGCTGCGTGGACGGTTGTCCCGCTCCTCCATCTCCATCACTCGCACACTATGTGGATAAGTAACCTTATGAGGACCAAGAACGGCCTCACAGACGGCACGCTCATTCGGCGTGGCCGTAATCGAGGTACAAAATTCGCTGACCGCGATGCGGTTAACATCTAGCGAAAGTCCATCAGTGGCGGCGGAATAATCTCCAGATGCCCACTTGTCAAATGGAAGACCAAGTCGGTCCGTATCTACGACGAGTCCATAAAGATGACTAGCATCGACCGGAACTCTCGTGAGATCAAAAGCCTTGGCATCCCCAAGAGCCTTCCACGCCTCGCGCTGGTAGGTTTGGGACATCCAATAGGGAAGGGCCTCGCCCTTCGTGATCACACGACACTTTAAGGGTTCGATGCATAGTTCGACGAATGCCTCAAGAGTATGATCGGAGCACTCATCGGCTGCCGATTGGAGGCACTCATCGAAGGGAGGGTGAACGTAACCCTTACGCTCAATTACTCCCCCCTTCTCGTCGAAGTACATGTCCAGAGGGACAATGGGATGTTGAGAGCTGTCTTCAGCTCCGGTCACCCACCGGGCAACAGCCTCGGCGCGACCACCCATACCACCAGTACATTCCGCACAAGCCCTTAGGCTAGGATTACGTAGTTCCCGATCAAATCTTCGGAGTCTACGTACTGGCTTCCAGCCACGGCATGTCTGGCGTTTCAAGTCCAACTGGTACATCCAGATTGAACGGAACTTCTGTCGGACATCCTCAGAGTCCGAGTTAAATGGAACAGGCGAGGTAAGAGCAGCTTTATGCTTCTTACAAGCGACCACCTTAAATTCGTCCGAGACCGGGGCACAGCCCCTTTTGACTCCCTGAAGGAGACTGTTAAAGACTCGGGCGGACCGTAGTTCGGAGGTTCTCGCCACCAGAAGGTTCCGAAAATGTTTCCTCATGGGGCCACGAAAGGGCAGACCCACGAGGTAAGTTCGAGCAGAGGAGGTGAGTGAAGAAAGACACTCTGGCGCAACAGGGGTTTCCTGTCTGAGCCACTTAGCGATCGGCCATGAGGTCCAGTACTTAATTACAGAGATTCTCTCCGTAGGACCGAGCTTGACCAAGATCGCAAAGAACTCCTCAAAG